TTCCAATGGAATGATCTAACCACTATGTTAGTACCTTCACGTACTGTATTAACATATATAGCTTATCGCGTTCATGCGGGGCTCTACACTACTTAAATTTGCAATCTCTATAAATCCGGGTCTCCCCGGCAAATTCAAGATTTCTTAAATAAGTCGTGTCCTTAGAGACCCGTGACTAACATAAATGTTAACCACCCAGGCGACTGCTGCCTGGTAACCATTACGCCGGTTAGCGACACTACAACAAAGTTGGAGTGTAATATACATAAGGTGTTGCTACAAAACCCGATAACGAAAAATCGTCTGCCGCGGATATGTAAGCTGTCAGTGATCCCTCCTTGCCAGGAGCTGTACTGTTGTTTGTTGCTAGGGCCGTTATTGTTATGCCCTGATTATGATTTAAACTATTATCACCTAAACGAGGAGAAAAATATCTCCTAGGTGATAAATAGGGAACTTCACAATCTACGTGAGTTTTAAAGCCATCAATGCTTGTCCCTACTGCCATACCTGAATTTCCAGATGTATTGAGGGCAGTAATGGATTTCTTTGCAGCATCAGAAACAGAAGTTCCTGCTGTAACTGGAGTTGCTAAGTATACATGAGTGGAAGATGATGAATTTCTAATTACTCTTACACTAGGTATAGTTAAACCAGATGAAGAATCTCGCAATCGCCATCGTACTCCACCTCTACGAGCGTAAAACATTGCTGAACACCAAGCAAGAGGCGTATTAAAACAATAATTATACGAACCACCTCCAGCTAAGTGCATGCCTCCAGGTGCTTTGCCCCTATGAAAAGGGAAAGCACTCGTAACAATATTTATACTAGCAGTGTTGTTAGCTGGTAAACCAATAACAGGAAAAGTGGTGTATGTACAATATCTCTTTAAAATATACCTAAGAGAAGTAACGGGGTCGCCATGATGGACAACAGGTGCCTTATCACTCGATGGAATATAAACACCAAAAGTAATATTAGGTACAACAGCTGTAGAAGCCATCAAATCATCTTCCATCAACTCACCACTCTGTGGAAACAACGAAAAGTTATCTAAACCATCAGTAGGATCACAATACTCAAAATCTGGTCCTGCACATATAAAAGCTAAAATTTCAATATCAGTATTCAAAGCTCCATTAGCGGTTAAATCATTCAATACAGTGATATTCAATATTCCATTATCAAACGCTGCATCTCTAGTTGGCGGTGTTGGACTAATCATATTGGCAATAGGTGTCAATCCAGGACGCTGTACTCTACTATAAGGAATATGCGACATGTAACCTACATCAACCACAACCTCATGGTTTTCACTTATGTCCCAAATATAAGTATAAGCAATATTGTGTTCAACTCCTGCTGTTTGTTGAGCAGGTGTCAAGCCATTGGGATCATAAGTAATACGAAGTCGCCCTCTATGGAAAGAACTAGCAACACACACGAATCTAAAACGCAAAGAGCCTCTCCATAATCTAAACATTTGTCCAATGTAAGCTAACGGAGGTAAACATAATTTTTGTGCTGATCCAACACCTGATCCAGGCAAATGCAAGGATGGTGTCACAACATAATTAATCAATGTGGTTTCCGGTGTGCGAATTCCAGTCCACGCAAATTTGCCAATATAAGTTTCTTTTTCTATCAAAGATTTAATTAACATTTCATCTTTACGAGCTAAACCAACCACTGAAGGATCATGTGTGACTTCTTGTTTATCATCATATGTCAATTTATATATAGGATCATGCTGCGTTGCACTAGATAAATTAGGTATTGTTCTAGGAACCATGTACATCATATCACTAACTATCGCAGGCTTAGAAAAACCCAACGAAACCGCTATGTTTGCACCTAAGTTCAATAGTTGTTGAGATGCTAAAGCGTAAGGTCGAATAGCAACAATTCTAGCTAACGCTCCAGCAACTTGTGCTAAAACTGATAATGGTTTAGAAATAACTCCATTACCATATTCATCTCCAGATTGTGGTAACAACCCAGGAATGTTTGTTTGAGTTGGAGCTCCAAAAACAACATTTTCTGCCCAACACATAACTGACAATGTAACAGAATCAGCAGAAGTTGCAGACAATAGCTTCAACGGCGACATTTCACCCAAAACAATCATTCCAGTCGACAAATGTTCACCTTTAGTTAAATCAAAAGAATTATAATGATGTAAATATGGCAACCGCAAACAACCTCCTTGATCTGTCGTTGGAGAGATATAAACGTGTGGCAACTGTGATAAAATACCAATACCAGAAATGTCGGTTATAGTAGTTGGTGTTATAAAAACATCATTGCCTGTGTTGGGAACAGCAGCAGCAATCCACCTTCCATAATGAAATGGACTACCATTGACCATAAAACGAAAACATAAATCACATTTAAAATTCTTAAAATTATTCATTCTATTAATAACTCTCTTATTGGAGAAAAATAATGTAGGATTAATAAAATCAAACAAAACAGGAGAAATTATAGCAGGAATAATTTGTTTAGAAAAAATCTTAACAGGACGAGACAAAAATTTAGATAAAGAAACAACGTCTGTATCAACGTTATAAAAACTATTGTCCAAATCTCTATCATAAGTCGCTTCGACATGCATAGTGTCATCACTAAAAGTTGTCAATACTTGTTGCGTCGAATGCTCCATATTTTCTTGTATAACTGGTAATGATAAATTACCAGATTGTGGAGAAATCTTTTGTTTTTTAACTCTTCGTGCAACGGAAAATGCATCTTGATACCAGTTTGTATTCGGAGGCGGCAACGTATAATCACCAACCTCGTAATATTTTAAATAAGCATCACGAAAAACCCTTACACTTTCAAAAGCTTCTAATACAACAGAACCATCATCATATAATAAATCAGGAACAACTGGAAAACTTTCAAAATAACCACAATATGGAAAAACTCCCGATTGCGCAGTTAATGGAGATAAATCGCTATCAGAATTGAAATCAAATAAGTTAACATTTGACTTATGCATAATACTATCAGGACTGCATAAACGACACGAAACTGTTGTCCAATATTGTGTTGCAGGTCCTGAACACGAGATTCCAGGAAACTGAGGGTGTTTGTGTTGTGCATAGCAGCAATTAATTGGAATGTCTCGTTGCCTCCGGGATTCTTCGCCTAACGAAGAATAAGGAATCGGGCTATCCAGCCCTTCCGGTGGGGTTAAACCGGCTGTATACCCCATGTTGTTGTACAGCATTGACTTCGTGCCTGTACTTGCACCTTTATTTGTTTTGCTAAAGTAATGTTATAAAACTGGACCATTAACCTCATCGGGTCCAGAGTCGAAATATCCTAACTCAGTCTCCCAAACAAGCCTCCGATCATGACGAGTATCATGATCGTGGTAACCAATGTTTGGTTCTTTTAACACATACTTTGCACGCCATATTTCAGAGCGTTCAAAAAATGTTAAAAGGTAGGTCCGTGTAAATCTTTCCAACTTATTTTCTGAAACAAAAATTTCAACTTTCTGTCGAAAAGACTCGTATACCTCCTTCCCATGAGCAAAATGCTCTAACAATGCCCCATCAAGAACCTGACCAAACAGTTCTTCATTTGACAAAAAAGAAGAAGGTATTCCACAAGTAATAGATTTCTGTACACTATCTAACGATAACGCACCCAATGTAAACCCTATTTCAGGAATATACACAGAAGAACGTTTTAAAAAATCTACTTCTCGTGAGTTGTAAAAAGGAACGTGATCTCCCTCTTTATTCGGTGGTGTGTATTCAATGCCATAATCCAACAAAAATTTTGCTTTAATTTGTGCGTTGTACCATGTACACTTATCACTTACGGTTCCAATATCATCATCGCCATATGTCATCATATTTACCATAGTTCGAAAAGGCGGAACTCGTTTTCCTCCATGGGCTTGGTAATAGGCACATCTACTATTCAAACTATTTGCAGTGCTATTAACATAAGACGTCATGTTTTGACCACTAGCATTTCCGCGTGGCATTAACAATAAGGCACCAAAATATAAAACTGTAAAATTAGTTAAATCTGGTACCATGGAAGACATAATGTCTAAATCACTGTCAGAATAACCTATCATCTTCGCAATTTTCATATAAATAGCGTAAGAAGCTTGTGTGACGTTTAAAAATTCTTTCTGATCATAGCCTTTATAATCTCCCGCAACACAACGCTCCCTACCATGGGTTTCAACAAAATCTATAAATTGTTGCCACTCCAAACTATGACAATTTATGCCAATAGCACACTCACTTAACAAACTTAATTCTGACAATAATCTCGCAACAGGAAGCCAATACTTTCTGACCACAAGTTTAAAAGGAGTTCCGTTTCCAAAGAAAACTCGAACCTTGTCTTTACCTAATTTAACAGGTTCGTCTTTCAAATGTGCTTGAAAAATTGGATAACAACGTCTTCCATTCAGATATTCATTTTCCATACGCCCAACTTCCTCCCATACTGCAGGATTTTCGAAATCACGTTCCCCGTCAGCTCCAATTAAATAATCCTTGGTAGGACCTTTCAATGGAAAACCAGCGGCAGTGTTTGTCTTTAAAGCGTCTAGAAATCTAACACCGGGAACACCGTTAATGTTATCCTTGTTAGACAGCGGAACAATTTTAACCAACGTACCGAAACCTAGACGCTTAAGTTCTTTCATGATGGGCAAAACATAATCCAAAGTCGCCCATTCCAAGACGTGTAAAGGTGGGCCTACATTTTCACTTGCGAATTCTGTCAAATTTTTAGAAAAATGATACCATTTTGGTGGCTTATTCATATTGGGTGGTCCATGTTTAACCGTCATACCAAACCTCTCTAAAAACTTCAATCCTAGTTGTCTGTAAACGACTGAAGAATGATATTTGTGAGTTGCTCCTGCCGTACCAAAAACAGTAATGGCACATGTTTCAGGCATAAAATTGATAGGATGGTTAGGTGCTACGGCTTCTGCTATATATTGTGGAACGGAATTCTTAAAATGTGAACCGAATTGAATATCAACTGCTCCATCACTGCCACAATCGACAGCAGAAGCTAAGCGCTCCAATAACCATCGTTTCGCATTTTCAATTTCAGATCGAGTGACTGTTCCGGCACAGCCTCTTGGAGTATTAGCAATGCCACCCAAATGGAAACCAACAATGGACGTTGGTTTTGTATCACTGACCCAAACACCTGTGCACATTCCATTAAATGTGTTTCCATCAATAAGGTTGTATCCATATCCTTCGAACTCACATCCTCCAGGTCGAGTGTCTTGTATTCCACTCTTAAGAAAAGCTGAAAACACACTAACCTTTCCTGTCATATCTCTAACAACCATACGAGCTGGCATATCTCGTTTTACACGTATCTCAGGAAAATGAGCAATAACATCCTTGCGTGGAACACAATCTGATATATAATATACACACAAATCCGTATTAGGAATGTGTTTATATGCTAACTCAGAAAAAGTTGTATGCTGGACATGACAATTTACGTTTTTACCATCAACATACTTTTCCCGTGAAACAATTTTTAAAGATTGATCATAACTACGTGAACATTCGTCCATAAAATGTTTGGGTACTAATACGAAATTTTGACTAATGAAAAATCCGTTAACAAACTTCGACCCGTTTACGATCAAAGCAATATTTTTCTTACAAATCTCCAATACATCATTAGCAACATATGTTTTCGGTGCAACAGTCTCTATTTTTTGTATCGGTATAGGCAACCAACAATTCGTTTGGGCTGAATTGAGCGTAACTTCCTCCATGGATAAAGGTGCTAAATTGCCTTGTGTTTCCAGGACAACTTTACTTTTAACCATTTGCCAAAAACTACGCAAAATGTAAACAACTAACAAACATTTAGCCGTAATCACACCGGACAAATAAACACCATCGTAAGTACCAAATCTACGACGAGCTTCCACCATAGTATAATGTCTAAAATAAGCCGTGTTCATGGAATAAACAATGTGACTAAAACTTACACAAGCGCTAAAAAATGTCGTAAACGAAACAATAGGCGAAATAAAAATTGGTAAAGCTAACAAAGCACCAACATAATTGCGTATATCAGTTAAATAACTCGCATCAAAATATCCTGCAATATTAGATAACAACGGAATAGAAAAATTTGTTAACGAATCGCTATACTTTTTCCATTGTCTGTTAATGTCATCAATTGACATGTGTGGAATATTTCTATTAAATTCTTTGTGAGGATTTGTGTCTTTGTACTTATTGCTCAAAAATTCCGGCACTCCTCTAATTTGCTTTACAACTTCATTCTGAGTCCTACGGTGTTCTGTTGACATCTGCAAAATAACTTCATTACAATCCAAAATATTCCAAATCTTACTCGTACCATCAGCGTTAACAGCAATAGGTCTAAAGTCTAAACCAGCACGTCCACCGACGGACTGAGAATCTTTTGATTGAACATATTCCATTGTAATATCCCAAATATCTGGCATAATAATTTTCTCTTCAGGAGCTCCTTCCTCTCGCAAACGAGCAACAAATTCACTCACCTTTGTCTTATCTAACATAAAGTTCTTAGGATCTAAAGTGTCGTTAATTGCAAACTCCTTTTTTACTGAAATTCCTATAACCAAATTAAAACGTCTCAAAATGGAAACAGGCTCATTAGAATATAATCCTGCACACAACTCTTTAACATTAGTTGTTACGGCAACAACCTTCGGTGTTAAAGGAATCTTTCCTTTAGAACTCAAATCTGCCATAACAGGATATGCTGGAGTATTATTAATATACTCAATAATCTTCTCTAACGGGCTCTTTTTGGTGAATTCAATACTAGTATTACACATATCGTCCAACACAATGGCTTCTGTACCATATGAATAATTGGAAAAGAATTCGTCATTAGGATTAGTTACTTTACGTAACTCAAAATTAGGATCTCCTCCTTGACCAATAATGGACATAGTTGTGGCAATACTTGTAAATGTAGATTTACCAACAGATGATCCTCCAAAAACTAAAATACCAAACGGAGCATGACGCAATTGCCCACATAACATTAAACGGGTTAAAGTCACCATGCACGTTTCTATCTCTGTCCACTTACGCTTAACCAAACTAGCCTCATGCACATTTGTCTTTGGCAAAGACTGATAAACATTTTTATAATATTCAATTAATAAAGCAGCTTTATTCCTAAAATCTACATCATCAACGAAAGGTGTAACTTCCCATGCCAAATCTAAAATAGCTGACCAATTAGACATAATGGAAACATGTAATTGAGCCATGTCGTAAGAAACTGTTGAATCGAACAACAAGGGGCGAAAGGACTTTTGCTTAAAACACATATGTCCGACGGTCAAAAAATATTCGGACATGTTGGCAAGTAAATCAAAAATATCAACTAAAGTTGGTCTTTGTTTTTCAACTGATTTCAAAAACCCTTCTTGAAAAAACTTAATGCCACAAATCTTAAATTGAATTCCTGATGCTTCACAACAACCAAAAGAAACCAACATTGAAAATAACTGAATGATGTATTTTAAAGCTGTCGATTTGCGCAACAACTTATAAAAATCAAACTGTCCCGATAAAAAAGACATAAATTCAGTAAAATTAAATGATTCTCCCTGTGGAGAAACTTGGTTTAACATAGCACCACTAACGTGTTCAAATAGAGTTTGAATATATGGCGATAACAATGAAAATCCTAAGGCCCTACCAGAATTGTATGTAATACACAAAAACTGTTGCATAGAAACGCTGTCTTTAACTGCTAACAAGTAACACGCCCAAATGTCAGCATTTTTGTATGACGGAACAAAGTATTATAAGCAACAACTAAATTTTGCCGAATAGGATTAAAAATAGCGTTTTCAAAATTATACATGTTTAAAATATGCATTTCCACGAAATATCTGCTATGCAAAATGGACAAAAAATCGCGAGAAAAAGCTTGTTGCTTAATAGAATCTGGACAATATTTCAATAAGAATGCAAAAGCAAATCTTGATGCATAAGAACTCGTCGATTTGGCGCAATTCAAAGAATAACCCAATCGCTTAATCTTATCACCACAAAAAGTGATAAACCGAGTTCTATACATTTCAAAGAATGCCCATCTAATTTCACCTTCTTCAGAAAAATCAGAATTGGAACTTATGTCATCACCAAATAAATTAGGGTCAATGTCCATATCATCAGGTAAAAACCAAGAAAAACCTAAATGTGGTTTGTCCTGCACTATCATCACATGTTTCATTTTTTCATTTTTCTGTTTTTTCTTCTCTTTTTCAACTTGTTTGTCTTTCTTATCTTTAAGTTGTTTTCTTCGTTCTTTTGCTTGGTATTTTAAAGCACCAAACTTTATTTCTCCACTGTGCGGAGAAAACTGTAGTTTACGTACTACAGAAGTTAAATCGTGTTTAACTACGTTTCTCTTTTTATAAAGAGGAGAACTCTTAAGTGTTACACCAACACATGGTGTAAAAACTTCTTGGCACATTTTAAGATTTATTACGGGGGTGCTCGCTGAGCTTCGCAAAAACTTAATTATCATTAAAAAGGGTTCGAAAAAGTTATATGATCGTGAACTTTTGTCTTTACACTAAATAATGTATTGTGCTAATATAAAATAACAAATATAATTTTGCAATCTGAATCACATCGCTATGGATCTTATGCATTTGCTGCCTAGACAAATTCAAAAGATGCAAAATTATCTTACTAATAAAAATAAATTAAATCCGAGTCTAAATTAATGTGGTTCCCACTACTCAATATATATAATCCAATTATAGGCTGTGCTAAACCATAAAATATACATATATACGTAAAAGCAAGGTTACAGTTAAAATTTATTTAAATGTTGAGAAACTTTGGTTTCATAAAAGCCAAATACAAAATTTCAAAATTACATTAAAAGGAATGGGTTATAAAAATATCAATAATAATAGTCTGTTTAATAAATTAAACGTCGAGTTTCGTTACCTAAAAGGTTGCGGATTCCTACCGCTATTTTAATTGTCATAAACTTGTTCATTTTCTAGAACGTTACCTAATCCAAAGCAGGTCGATTATTTCTAAATCTGTTTAAATTGTCGTCTTCCTAGATTAAAACTTGTAAATAAAATAATAAAGTTTTATTGTATAACATAAAAATATACGTAATGCATGTCATTTCTTTTAACATTCATTATACTCCGGGCCGTATTCCCGGGCAGATAGATGGATAATGCAATTACATATCCAAATAGGGTTCGTAACAACCCCGTCGTATTCAATATGAATCACGA